AGCAATATCCGAGGAACGTCTTAATAACGCAAGATTAAGATAAATGCCTGCTAAAAATCCTCGTATCCCTAGAAAAAAAGGGCAACCTGCGAAAAGTAAAAAACATAGCGATTTATATACGGACGAAGATCCGAAAGGTACGATCCACGGATTAAAATTCGCAACCGTAAAAGATGCTCAAGCGTCTGTTAGTAAAATTAAAAAAGCAAAACGTACTCCCGCTCATAAAATCCAAGCAGCGATAGCGATGGAACAACGAGCGAAAGCAGCGGGTAAAACTAGCGCAGCAGCGGTATACCGTCGTTTTATAAATGCAAATAAAAAATCCTCTAGAAAATCTTAAAAGTGTAGACCTTTCGCATTTATCTAAATCAGAAGCGAAAGAATTTACACTCCTTTTAGAAGAATTAGAAAAACGTGAAAAACGTGAAAGTTCTATGGCGTCGTTTTACGATTTCGTTAAAACGATATGGCCAGAATTTATCGCGGGTGCTCATCATAAAAAGATGGCCGAAGCATTTGATAAAATTGCGAACGGTGAATCTAAACGGCTTATTATTAATATGCCGCCTCGTCATACGAAATCTGAATTCGCTTCGTATTTATTCCCCGCATACTTATTAGGTAAACGACCTAAACTCAAAATTATTGAAGCTACGCATACCGCTGATTTAGCGATTAATTTCGGTCGTAGAGTGCGCGACTTAATTGAAAGTGACGATTACGCAGAGATTTTCCCTAATACCCAATTAAAAGCCGACTCCCGTAGCGCGGGTAAATGGACGACATCGCAAGGCGGTGAATATTATGCGGCGGGTATTGGTGGTGCGTTAGCGGGTCGTGGTGCTGATTTGTTTATTATTGACGACCCTCATTCGGAACAAGACGCTTTTTCAGATAAAGCATTAGAAGAAGCCTACGAATGGTATCAAACTGGGCCTCGTCAGCGCCTACAACCAGGAGGTGCGATCGTTATCGTAATGACTCGTTGGTCTAAAAAAGACGTAACGGGTAAATTAATTAAGAAAATGGCTCAGGATAAAGGCGGGGATGAATGGGAACTAATAGAATTTCCTGCGATATTACCGTCAGGTAAATCGTTATGGCCTGAATTTTGGTCGTTAGACGAATTAGAACGTACAAAATCAGCAATCCCTCCGTCGAAATGGGCAGCGCAATATATGCAGCGGCCGACCGGCGAAGGTATTTCGATAATACCGAAAGAATGGATTAAATTTTGGCCGTTTGACGACCCGCCTACGTGCGATTATTTAATCCAAAGTTACGATACAGCGTTTTTAAAATCCGAAAGAGCCGACTATACGGCGATAACGACGTGGGGCGTGTTTTATCCTGAAGGTAAAATAGGGGATGACTACTATAGCGGAGCAGATGCGCATATAATTTTGATAGATTGCGTTAAAGAACGGTTAGATTTTCCTGAATTAAAACGCGAAGCTGCAAGATTATATGAATATTGGGAACCTGATACGGTAATTATTGAAACAAAAGCCTCAGGTATCCCGTTAACTCAAGAATTACGGCGTCAAGGTATCCCTATAAATACCTTTTCACCGAGTAAAGGTCAAGATAAAATCGCGAGATTAAACGCAGTAAGCGGTATTTTCCAAGAAGGCCGTGTTTGGGTTCCAGAAACGAATTGGGGGCAAGAATTAGTCGACGAAATCGTAGATTTTCCGAACGGAGAAAACGACGATTGCGTAGATGCGACGACTTTAGCTTTACATCGCTTTAGACAGGGCGGTTTTTTACGTTTAGATGGCGATTATAACGACGAAGAAGAGTATTATCCGAAAATACGGGCATATTACTAATTTACCGCTGTAAAAAACTAGAGTAGGGTAGCGTTCCATGGCTGAAGTGCAATTCCCAGAAGGTTTAGAGGGTGAAGAACAGGTAGAAATCCTGTTTGACGAGGAAGATAACCTCGTTGACCCTTCGATGTTAGAAATGGAAGTAAATATTCCATTCGAAGAAAACCTTGCTGAATATTTAGATCCCGCTACCCTCAGAGAAATTTCTTCTGAACTACTAAGTTCTTATCAAGACGATTTAGATAGCCGAGAAAACTGGTACGAAACTTTCCGAGACGGTTTAGAACTACTAGGTATCGAAAATGATCCTCGTAGTGAACCGTTTGAAGGTGCTAGTGGCGTATACCACCCGCTTTTAGCAGAAGCAGCTACTCATTTCCAAGCCCAAGCGTATAAAGAACTTCTACCGGCTAACGGCCCAGTAGATACGAAAATTATGGGAGCGTCTAACGATCCGAAAGCGATGCAAGCTAATCGGGTAAAAGATTTTATGAACTTCCAGCTTATGTACAAGATGGAAGAATACGATCCAGAAATGGATCAAATGTTATTTTATTTACCACTCGCAGGTTCTGCGTTTAAAAAATGTTATTACGATCCAACGATGGGCCGTGTCGTTTCTAGGTTTATAAAAGCAGAAGATTTAGTCGTACCGTATACCGCGACAGATTTACATACGTCACCTCGTATTACGCACCGTATGACGATGACGGAAAACGATCTCCGTAAATTACAACTCAGTGGGTTTTATACCGACGAAGAAATGAGTCGTCCTTCGTATTCTGAACAAGAAGATCCAGTTCAACAAAAAATAGACGAAATAGACGGCGTATCAAGAACAGGCCGACAAGCTGATTATACGTTATTAGAGTTTCACGCTGAATTAGATATCGAAGGTTTCGAACATACGGATAAAAATGGAGAAGCTACAGGGTTAGCAATCCCTTACATTATTACGATCTGTAAAGATAATAACCGTGTTTTATCTGTTCGTAGGAACTATATAGAAAACGATCCGATGCGTAAAAAGATTGAATATTTTACGCATTACAAATTTCTTCCAGGATTAGGTTTTTACGGTTTCGGTTTAATTCATATGATTGGCGGCGTTACGAAATCAGCGACCGCAATCCTACGGCAGCTTATTGACGCAGGTACGTTAGCGAATTTACCCGCTGGATTTAAAGCACGTGGATTAAATATCCAACGGTCTGATGATCCCGTACAACCAGGAGAGTGGCGTGATGTTGATACTCCTGGAGGTACAATTCGCGATGCGTTTATGCCGCTACCGTTCAAAGAACCAAGTCCTGCGTTAGCGCAGTTGATGGGTGTTTTAGTAGAATCAGGACAGCGATTTGCTGCTGTTATGGATAACCAAACAGGAGACGCTAACTCCAACGCTCCTGTAGGTACGACTGTTGCGTTATTAGAAAAAGGTCAGAAAGTAATTTCTGCGATTCATAAGCGTTTGCATTATGCGCAGCGTAGTGAATTTAAAATCTTGAAAAGATTATTCGGCGAATATTTACCGCCTGAATATCCGTATCAAGTACAAGGCGGACAGCAAACGGTATTTGCTACCGATTTTAATAATAGCGTAGACGTTATCCCTGTTTGTGATCCAAATATTTTTAGTACGACGCAACGTATTATTTTAGCGCAAACTCAGCTTCAAATGGCGCAAAGTGCACCGCAGATCCATAATATGAAAGAAGCGTTCCGCAAGATGTATATCGCGCTAAATATTAAAGATATCGACGATATCTTACTACCTGATATGGCTCCTGCTCCGAAAGATCCCGTCCAAGAAAATATGGACGCTTTATTAGGAGCGCCGTTACAAGCGTTCCCACAACAAAACCACGATGCGCATATACAAGCGCATATGGCGTTTATGCAAAATCCTCAAGTCCAACAAAATCCGGCAGCGATGGCTGCATTACAAGCGCATATTCAGCAGCACCAAGCTCTAAAATATCGTTTACAAGTTATGGAAATGTTGGCGCAACAAGGTATGCAATTACCACAACCTGGACCAGATGGCCAAATGCCTCAGCTTCCTCCGGAGATAGAAAGCGAAATAGCAATAGCTGCTGCACAAGCTACGCAACAAATTACAGGCCAAGAACAAGCTCTAGCACAGGCGATGGCGCAACAACAAACAGATCCAGAACGTCAAATGTTCCAAGAACAAATGCAACTCGAATTTGAAAAACTCGCGCAGCGGGATAGAGAATCCCAACGTAGAGCCGAAATCGAAAGAGAACGTATAGAATCTCAAGAACAGCAAACGGATATCCGAGTAGCTTCTGACTTACAACAAGCAGAAATGCGTGACGATAGAGACGTTGATGCTAATTTAACAGATATTGCAAGAATCGTAAGAGAATCTCGAGAACAGGAATAAATGCCTCATTTAATAAGTAATATCCCGCATTTTAATTGTTGGGTACGAAAAGAATTTACACATAATCATTTAGATTATCACGGAGAGTATTTACACGCGATTGCGATTGCGGTAAATACTATCCCAGATAGGTGTTTATCTTTTCAAATCGTATTTACAGGATACGAATTAGATGAGGAGGAAGACTCTGAAAATTTACACGGTGGTGCGATGTGGGCGAGAATGCCGATAACCGCTTTAGTAGCTGATGCGAATATAGACGATATGCCAGAAGCGATGGCGACGCATTTAGCACAACCTTGGGATTGTAGTTCTCGTGACCATGAAGTTATTGTTATGGATCGTGTATCTTCTAGCCCATGGCTTTGTAAAATAGATAACGAGTTTCATACGGGAAAGTATTTATTTACGGTGGATTATACAGGAAACGATATCGCTGATGATCCTGCGCAACATAAGCAGAGTCATGTAATACAGTTAACGAATGCTGGCAAATGGACAGGTAATATTGTAGCGTTACCTAATAATCGTGTAAGAGCGACTAATCCAGCTCTATGGGAAACAGGTTCGGGTGCTCCCGACTTTTACCCTAGTCAACATCTGCATACTGCAGAAATTGATGATAGCTACATGGATCCGAATGTTACGTTTAATAATCTCTATTCAGAAGGAGAAGACTAATGCCAGGACATACAAAAAAGAAAAACAAAAAGATGCCTATGAAAATGCAAAGGGGCGGAAAAACTGCAAAGAAAATGCCTACTAAAATGAAGCGCGGCGGGGCAACTCGATCTCGTAGTAAGAGTAAAAAATGAGGAATTTAAGAAGTACGGAAATGCCTTATCCGGCCCCTAAAACTCAAAAAGCAGGAGTCCAACCGTCAATCCCAGAACCTTCGAACGAAGGTTTTGCGAAAGCTACAGTGTTGGCAGAAAAAACTATTAGTATTCCTGGGAAAAAAGTAAAAACGAAAGGAACGGGTGCAGCTACTAAAGGATTAGATTTTACTAGCTACGTTAACTAATGGATTTTTTAAAATATTCGGAGTATTTACTCCGCAAGCTGCGTGAGAGGCAAGATGATCTCGCGCAGACTCTCGCCACTGGTGGCGCACAAGATTTTGTTCAGTACCAACGTATTGTTGGAGAGATTTCAGGGCTTAACTTCGCTGAACAAGAAATAACTGCCCTGCATGGAAGATTAGAAGATGTCGAAGACGATTAATGAGGGGGCGACCCCTGACCGTGTTCTAAATTTTGGATCTGATACGCCGTTAGATCCTCCGAAGGAACAAATTACTCCTGAAAATTTAGAAAGTCACGCTGATAAATTACCTAACCCTACAGGGTATAGGTTACTTATCCTCCCGTTTTCTCCTCCTGAGAAAACAAAAGGCGGCATTGTTATCGCTAAACAAACTTTAGATAAAGAGCGTTTAGCAACCGTTGTTGGGTTAGTTGTAAGAAAAGGCCCAGACGCATATTCCGACCCAGATAAATTTCCAGATGGCCCTTGGTGCGAAGAGGGCGATTGGGTAATTTTCGGTCGCTATGCAGGAGCTAGATTTAATATCGACGGGGGCGATATGCGCCTTTTAAACGATGACGAAATTTTAGCTACTGTAAATAACCCAGAAGATATTCTGCAATAAGGTGAGATAAATGGCTGAGTCCCAAGATATTGAACTTATTCTTCCTGACGAAGAAGTAGATCCTCGTGCGGCTGACGTAATACAAGAAAGCGGCGGTGATTTTAATAGTTCCGAAGTAGCTGATTCTCAAAACGAAGAGCTAGAGGAATATAGTGACGGCGTTAAAAAACGTATAGATAAACTTACTTATCGTATGCGAGAGGCTGAGCGTCAAAGAGAAGAAGCGATTGAGTTTGCTAAGAAAATTTCTGAACAAAACAATCAGCTTCAAACAAAGTTAAAATCTTCAGATTCGACGCTCGTTAATGAATATCAACAACGTATTGAGTCAGATAAAGAACGCGCTAGACGTGCTTTAAAAGAAGCTCAAGAACTTGGTGATGCAGAAGCTATTGCATTAGCTACAGAAGCAGTTGCTAAAACTTCTTATGAAGCGCAAAATGCCCAGCGTTTGGTAGCCAAACAAAAACAAACGGCAGAACAAGAAGTTGTAACGCCAGAGCTACCTCAACGCCGAGATTTACAACCAGCTTCCCCCGACCCCTCAGCAGAGGCGTGGGCAGAAAAGAACAGTTGGTTTGGTGAAGACACGGGTATGACCTATGCTGCTATGGGTGTTCACCAACAGTTAATTAAAGAGGGTGTAGTCCCTAGTTCGAAACATTATTACGAGAGAGTTGATGCAGAAATGCGAGAACTTTTTCCACATAAATTTGTCGGTGAGACAAAAAACGTGCAATCTGCCGTAGCAGGAGCCAGCCGAGGTGTTGGTTCTGTTAAAAAAGGTGCACGCAGTGTGAAACTCACACCTTCACAGATAGCGATAGCTAAAAGAATAGGTGTGCCTCTAGAAGAGTACGCAAAATACGTTTAGGAGATGAAAATGACAGATCGTACCTCCAGATCTGCTGAAACTCGAGCAAAAACAGCTCGCCGTAAACCATGGCAACCGCCATCTATGTTAGACGCTCCTGAAGCTCCTCCTGGATATAAACACAGGTGGGTGCGTGCAGAAGTCCGTGGGCACGATGACAAAGCGAATATGTCAAAGCGTATTCGTGAGGGATTCGAGCCAGTAAGAGCAGAAGATCATCCTGATTTCGATGCTCCTATGATTGAGGACGGTAAACACGCTGGCGTAATAGGTGTTGGTGGCTTGATCCTCGCAAAAATTCCTGAAGAGACCGTCGAAGAACGTAATGATTATTTCCACGGAAAGACAGCAGAACAACTTCAAGGTGTTGACAACGATTTAATGCGAGAAGCTGATCCAAGAATGCCGCTACGACAAAGCGATATGAGGAGAAGCACCAAAGTGGAATTCGGTAGTCGAAAACCGGCTGCTGATTAAGTTATCATTTTCCTTAGAGGATTAAATCATGGCTAATACTGATGCCCCTAACGGT